TGCGTTGTCGCGCAAGTACGGCCCTGATGGAGCGATCCGGCGTTTTGTGCGTGAGGACGGATCAGAGAAAACAATTGGAGACTTGAAAGAGGCTTATGGCGATCCATCAAAGATCAAAGCAAAGCCAAAAGCCAAGCCCAAACCAAAGGTTGCACCTAAGACCGCTATACCGAAACAGACAGATCGGGATTACATCCAAGCGCATCAATTTGATAATGGCAAAAACAAGCTGAGCCATCAGGACATTGCCGACAGCCTTGAAGCTGCTGGTCAAGAACCCGGCTTGGTTGGCGAACACATGCGGAAGATGATGACATTTGTCCGTAAAAAAGAAATTCAAACTATTTGGTCAAATGGTCGTGAAAAGGTTGTTGGCCCTGATTTCAATCATTGGGCGGACACAGACATTATTAAGGCTTTGAGAGCTGGCAAAGGCAAGGGTGAAGGTGTTGTTAAAGACGTTGCGGATGCACTGGAAAAAGGACAAAAGAGCCCATTCCTTCACACCATTGGCAGAGTTAGCAGCGGCGCAGGTGGCCACACGATTCAAGCGGCACACATTGTCGTAATGAAACAGGAGTCTCAATACGTCAAACTGGCTAAATCTGGTATTGAAAAGATCCGTGTTGCAATCAGAAACAGCGTGACGCAATCTGCAGCAGGTAAGCCCATGCAGGTGGCGACCAAAGATCTTTACAAAAAAACAGGCAAGACTACCTGGAAAACAACCGAAGGATGGCTTGGGACTTATGTCCATGAAATGGGACACCAAATTCACTTTAGGGCTGGGATGCCATCAATAGACAAACTTATTGCAGAAAAAACCAAAGGGTTAACCGGAGAAAAGTTGCTTGTTGAACGCAATAAGCTGGGATGGAATCCGTCTAAATATGGGACAACTAACGGAATGGAACGATTTGCCGAAACGTTTGTGCAATTTGTGTTTGCCCCTGACGAGCTAAAGAAAGCCAGCCCTGTTGCTTACAAATGGGTAGAAGAAGCCATGAAGGAGGCGCTGAAATGACGTTTGATCAAGCTGTTGAGCTGGTGCAAGGCTGGCCAAAAAACCGTACAGTTCCGCGCAAGTTAAAAGCCGGAATTGAGGCTGCTACGGGATTAGACAAGGTATTTATGGAGCAACTTGTTGAAGCTTTAATGGTGGCCTCTACAACTGAGGCGGACTTGGAATTGATTGAAAAGCACTTTGATTGAACCGTGCTGCTGTAAGGGTTAGCCTAGAATTAGCTCAAACGCCTCAATCCCAGTGGCAAAGCTTCATAGCAGATTTCAACTCACGCTTCCGGGCGAAGAGAAGAAAGCCAAACCTGCAGCTAAAAAAGCTGTGGCTAAGAAAACAGAAGTTAAGGAGGAATCCTGATGCCTCGTTACTCCGGGCCAAAGAAACCTCAGAAGCCTGCTAAGAAAAAGAAAGGAGGCAAGAAAAAGTGAAAAAGGGTTCTCGCGTTGCTTGGTCTTACAACGGCACTAGAACCACAGGAGTGGTTCAAAGCGTTGCCAAGGCCAATCGTGTTTCTGTAAAAGGGCCAAGCGGCGGCATAGTCACTAGGGTTGGCACGCCTGATGATCCGATTGTGCGGATCAAGTCAGACACGACTAGCAACACTGTCTTGAAAAGGCGCTCAGAGTTAAGCCCTGCCAAAAAAGCCAAGAAAAAATGACCATCGAGCGTGGTGGCCATACATTTGCTGGCTACGACAAACCGATTAAGACGCCGAATCATTCAAGCGGCAAATCGCACGCCGTTGTGGTCAGCGTTAAAGGCAGCCCGAAGCTCATACGTTTTGGGATGCAGGGCGCAAAAACAAAGCGCCCGCGCAAGGGTGAATCAGCGGCGGACAAGGCAAAGCGTTCGTCTTTTAAAGCGCGTCATGCGAAAAATATTGCCAAAGGCAAAACAAGCGCGGCGTTTTGGGCGAACAAAATTAAATGGAGCTGATAACCTTTAAAGGCAATTTAGCCTGTGGCTAATTCATGTCCGAAGAACAAACTGCTCCTGTGGAGCAATCTGTTGACACCAGCGAATTAAAAACAGAACTCGAATCAATGAGGCGTAAAAACGCTGAATTGCTCGATGAGTACAAAAAAGCAAAAGCTCAAGCGAAGGCTGTGCCTGATGGCGTTGATGTTCAGGAGTTACTGGACTTCAAAGCTAAGGCGGAACAAGCAGACCTGGAAAAGCAAGGCAAGTACGGCGAAGCCCGACAAGCTTTGGAGCAACAGTTCCGTGAGGCGACGGCGGAGAAGGACAAGCGCATTTCTGAACTCGAAGCGCGTGTTCGTGAGCTGGAGTTAATCACACCTGCTGTCAGTGCTTTGGCTGATGTTGTTCATGACCCTGACTTGATTTTAAAAACCAAGTTGACGAGTGAACAAATCGAGCGTGAGGCTGATGGCACCGTCGTTGTTGTTGATGGCTATCAAAGAACGCCTGTCGGTGAATGGGCCAAGACTTTGCCAGCCTGGATGCAAAAGCAACCCAAGCCACAAGGCAGTGGCGCACCATCTGGCCGTGCAACAAGTGATTCTGTTGCTGGTGTCAAAAATCCATTCAGCAAAGAAACGTTCAACCTCACAGAACAATCACGGTTATTTAAAACTGATCGTGACATGTATGAAAGGTTGAAAAACGCAGCTAACCGTTAGTATGTGACCTAATGGCAAAGCTGTGCTGCGCCTAAGGGCTGTGCCCACACTGTAAACATTCTCTTTTTTGACAGATGGCGACTCTTAGGAGCGACATCATCATCCCTGAGGTTTTTACCCCGTATTTGCTTGAGCAGACAACCCTTCGCGACGCCTTCTTGGCTAGCGGTGTTGTTCAGCCAATGGCGGAGTTGAACGCTGCAGAGGATGGTGGAGACTTCGTCCAAATCCCTTTTTACAAAGCCAACCTTTCTGGTGACTTTGAAGTTCTCACTGATAGTTCTTCACTGACCCCAGGCAAGATCACAGCCGACAAACAAGTTGGGGTCGTGCTCCACAGGGGTCGGGCCTTCGAATCACGAGATTTAGCCGCCTTGGCTGCTGGTTCTGATCCGATGGCTGCCATTGGCGCCAAGATTGCTGACTACATTGCCAACCAACGCCAAAAGGATCTTCTGGCATGTCTTGGTGGTGTGTTCGGTGCAGTTGGTGACACCGCTGGCGGTGCTTTCCTCGGCCTAGCCGTTGATGGCGCATCTGGTGACACTCCAACCTTGCTTGGACCACGTCAAATCGTGCAAGCCAAAGCATTGCTTGGCGATCAAGGCGAAAAGCTCGCTGCGATCTGCGTACACCCCAATGTGTACTACGACTTGATGGAGCGTCGAGCAATCGACTTCATCTATGACGACACCGGTGCTCCTGACACTGGGGCAACTCAAGGTTCAACTGCAAACGCATTCGGTCAGCCTCAAGTGCCCACATTTATGGGTCTTCGAGTAATTATTAGTGCTGACGTACAAAGTGCAGGGGCTTCCCCGAACAAAGAGTACGTTTCCTATCTGTTTACCCAAGGTGCAATCGCTTCTGGCGAACAGCTTGGCCTTCAAACAGAAACGGATAGAGACATATTAGCTAAAAGTGATGCACTCAGCATCGACTTGCACTACGTCTACCACCCGGTAGGTTCGAAGTTCTCCTCTGCTGTTTCAAATCCAACTCGCGCACAACTGCAAACGGTTGGAAACTGGACGAAGGTTTACGAGACCAACAACATTGGGATCGTGCGGATTACTTCCACTTCTAACCTTGATTGAGGGAGTAATTAACCATGGCATCCATTTTTGAGGCAACAGCGGGCAAACTTATTGGCCCGACAACTGGCGGTACTGTCACCCAGGCCACCAGCAAAGCGACAGGTGTGACTCTGAACGCAGCTTCAGGTCAAATCACCCTTGACGATGCAGCCCTAGCGGCTGCCGCTGAGGTGACCTTTGTGGTCACCAACAGCGAGATCAGCGCCACTGATGTAGTGGTGGTGAATCACAGTTCTGCTGGTACTGCTGGCGCTTACTTGGCGCAAGCAACCAACATCGCTGCTGGTTCATTCAAGATCACCGTTGCGAACCTGTCCGCAGGTTCATTGGGCGAGGCAATTGTCTTGTCCTTCGTAGCTCTGAAGGGCGCAAGCTCCTGATGGGTTTATTCGCTTTTAGGCGAATGAAGGAACGTGAGGCTGCTGCACAAGCGGTGGCCTCCGCCCCTGAAAAGCCAAAATCAAAGACTTCTGACGTGAAGCCCGATGGCAGTAACAATCAACGCAACAGCGGGCGACGCAAGCGCCAACAGCTACATAACGCTGGCTGAGGCTGACGCTTTTGTTGAAGCGATGGTTGAAAGCACTGACGCTGCCAAGTGGACGACAGGCAATGCAGATTCGCGCAATCGTGCGTTGACAGCAGCAACACAGCGGCTTGACCGCGAAAGGTTTTTAGGCGCACGCGCCACCGACACACAGGCACTGCAATGGCCGCGTACTGGCGTGCGAAAGCCCGATACTTACGTCAATACTTACGCGACCGGGTTTCCGTTCCGCATATCCGACGATTACTTCGCAGACACTGAAGTTCCTGATCAGGTCAAACGTGCTCAGATTGAGCTTGCCGTTTACCTAAAAAACAACGTTGATGGCATCAGCCTTGGCGGTCTTGAAGACTTTAAGAACGTCAAGATCGGCAGCCTTGACGTAACGCCTGACAAGACCGGTGCTGTTGGTGCGGATCGAATCCCGCCAATGGTCGAGCGTTACTTAACAGGGCTTAGAATTAGCGGACCAGGCAACATCGCAATCAAACGGAGCTGATCATGGGCATGGGTTATTCGCCGTCAAAGGCAATCATCATTACTGATCAAGCTGCGCACACTGGCAGGTTTTACAAGGTGGAAGCCTTGAAAGACTCGGTTATTGCCGCGATGACCTCTGAAGGCATCAAAGAAAACGGATCAGGTGCTCCGTCTGCAATCAACATTAATACTGGCGCTTGCATTGAAGGCGTAATTTTCACTTCGATTACTTTGACCTCTGGTCATGTCGTTGTTTATAGCGTCTGATGGGACTTGCTCAAAAGGCTGGGAACGCGGCCAAAACAGTTATCTCAAAGTTCGGCGGTGATGTGACAGTTCGTTACGTTTCTGCGGGCACGTATAACGCCACAACCGGCGCAATTACCGAGACAACCAGCGACACCGACGTGAAAGGTGTGCTGGAAGGCGTGAGCGTTCGCGAGGTAAATGAGCTTGTTCAACAAGGTGACAAGCGTTTGACGGTTGCCGCTACTGATTTGCCATCAGCCCCGGAAACCAAAGATCGCGTTGTGATCAGCACGATTGTGCATCAAATTATTCGTGTTGAAACTACGGAGCAAGACAACACGGCGATCACTCACGAACTAATCCTGAGGGCATAACGATGGCACGCAAAATTCAGCTCAATCAGGTTGCGCCATATTTTGCCAAGCAGGTTGAAACGCTCGTGAAAGTCACAACGTTTGAAGCTGAGGCACGAATTAAAACTGCAACGCCTGTTGATACAGGCACGTTGCGTAATGCTTGGCAAAGCAAGTTCAACGGACCATACGAAGGCGAAGTAATCAACAATATGGAATATGCCGAGCCTGTTTGTTATGGAACCAACCTCCCACCTTCATGGAAAGGCGAATACAAAACACGGCAAGGCACGGTTCCGGGATTCCCTGACTTGATTGCCAAAGAACTTGAATCATGGGCCGAAAAGGAATATCAAAAAATTGTTAGAGGTATGGGCTGATGGCTGCTGCTGATCTGAATGCAATTAGGGCCACCATTGAAGGCAGGCTTGCAACCGAGCTGGCTGGCAGCCCTGCCATTCCAGTTGTGTTTCACAATATGGCGTATGAGCCAACGCCTAATTCGTCATGGGTGCAATGCCTTGTCAGCTTTGGTGCAAGCGAGTATTTAGGCCAAGGGCTTACAACTAATTCTCAAAATCGAATCGTTGGTCTTGTTGTAATCAGCATCTTTTCCGCGAAAGGTGTTGGCCCTGGAGCCAATTTCGTTATCGGCAAAAGGATTCGAGACCTTTACAATAGGGTCATCGTGTCGGGGGTTTTCTTCGACGCTGCAACAGGTCCAGAGGCACTGCTTTCAGCAGCACCCGAGGGCTACTTCCAAACCCAGGTCCGTGTGACCTTTGAATCCATCGAGGAACTCTGACCATGGCCACAATCCGAGGCGAACAAGGAGCAGTCCAGTTTTCAGCTTCTGGCGGCAGCAATGCAACAGTTGTTGGCACCCGTAGTTGGAGCTTAACCACTACGAAAGAAACGCTTGACACTTCAAAGCAGGGCGATACCTTTCGCAGCTTTGTTGGCAGCATGGTTTCTGGCTCTGGCACCGTTGAGCTGGTTTACGACCCAGACGCAACAGGTCAAGCGGCGTTCCTTGAGGATGTGATCACAGCAGCAGATCCGGCAGACGCATCGTTCGAGCTGTTTACAACCGGAACCACTACAGGTACTGATTCTGTTGTTTTCACAGGCATCATTACTGACATGGAGATCACTTCAAATGTTGGTGAATTAGTTGTTGTGTCTTGCAGCTTCGTCACTAGCGGCACAATCGCTATGAACTTGCAATGATCTAGGGCTATAATTTAAGCGCA